ATGATGTTAAAACTTAAAGATACCGCAAATTGGCTGGGAATATCAGAATATACACTTCGCCAGTTAACAAAAAAAGAGGAAGTTCCTTACAGGTTAATTGGTGGCAAATATATGTATATTCCTGAAGAATTGACCCAATGGTTGAAATCCAGCGGGCGCGGTAAAAACGTATCGTAATGCTCATTAGGCCTGTCTGAAAACGACAGGCCAAAATTTTATAAGGAGGATTGAAATGAAAACAATTAAAGGAAAAGGAAGCATTAACAAAATGGCAGATGGGAAATTTCGCCTTCGTGTATCGATGGGATACACACCAGATCGCAGGAAGATCGAGAGAAGCAAAATCGTTTATGTCGAAGGCAGAACGGAAAAAGAACAGTACAGCAAAGCCCAAATATCAATGCGGCGATATATTACCGAACTTGAGAAGGAGATCGGCCGCGGCGGGAATATATCTTTCGATGCATTTTTTGCACGATGGGAGGATGATTATGCAAAGCCACAACTGGAAAAGGGTACTTTAAACTGGTATCGTGAAAATACACCGATTATACGGGAGTATTTCGGCAATCGGAAATTAAACAATATTGGTGTAAAAGACATCGATGATTTTATGAAGTGGACTGTAACAATAAAGGGAAAAAGTAAGGCATATGCAAACACACTGCTTAAAATCCTGAAAGCGATTTTGCAACTGGCAGTAAAATGGGAATGGATAGACAGAAATCCCTGTGAAAAAGTTACGCCTTTCAAGGTTCCTAAAACCAAGATCAGTGTGTATAACACCGATATGGCTCTAAAAATGTTTGATGTTTTAGAGAAATACCCCATGCAAAAAAGGCTTTATGTATATTTGCCTTCGTTTTGCGGGCTTCGTCGTGAGGAGGTCGTTGCATTAAGATGGGCAAACATAGACCTGCAAGAAAGAAAGTTATATGTGAAGGAAGCAGCGCGGTATGCTGGGAAAGAATTCGGAGTATATTTAAAGCCTCCGAAAACGGAGGATTCCGAAAGAACAATAGATATTCCCGAATTCCTGATCGAGCCTTTAAAGCTGTATAAAACCGAACAGAGAAAAACAAGGTTGTTAATGGGGCCGCAGTGGGAAATGAACGACTTTGTTTTCATAAACGAAGAAAACGGTAAAATGATATATCCCGATAGTCTATCATGCTGGTTTCGACGGTTCATAAAAAGACATGGATTAAATCACATAACATATCATGGGCTCAGGCATACCTTTGCATCTCTCTTATTGAAGTCAAACGTAGACATTGCGAGCATAAGCAAAACCTTAGGTCACAGCAATGTTTCAACAACAATAAAAATCTATATTCATGGAGTAAAGGAAGCAGAAAGAGAGATTGCCGATGTTATGGATAAAAAGTTCGGCCCGACGCTGAACAGAACTAAAGAAGAAGCATTGCGGTCGATTCAATTGTTCCCAAATTCAAAATAGTGGCATAAACAGTGGCATGGTTGAGAAAATACATTCGAATAAGCCAATTTAAAGAATGCAAAAACCCCTGAAAATGAAGATTTCAAGGGCTTTTTTGTTTGGTGGAGCTAAGGAGATTCGAACTCCTGATCTCCTGACTGCCAGTCAGGAGAATTACACCTATTTTATTGGATAAATTCAATCATTACGACACATTTACGACACTATTATAAAACTGTAGAATTAACAAATAGATTAATATCATCAGAAGTAATTGTTATTATTTCAGAATTATTATTATTTTTTATTTTACTCCTTACATAGGCAATAAATTCATTTCTTTTTTGATCTGTTAAGGCTTTAATTGTATGATCCACAGCTTTTGAAGAAATTTTGAAATTTCCGCATTCACTACAATTAACTTCCATCGTAGCCTCAGTAGAAAATCTATGAGTATATGCAAGCTCGTCGCATACCGGACAATTTGATTTGATCATAATAAATACCCCTTTATTTATTCATTTTTAAGACTTTTCCTAGCGCCTTCCGCTTCGTGTCCATCTTCTCATGCACATAAATATTCGCAGTGATTTTCACATCAGAATGGCGCATAAGTTTTGAAGTTATATAAATATCCTTCGTGGCCTCATATACCAGGCTACCGAAGGTGTGTCGGAGCTCATGGGGGGTGAGCCTCCGGGCACCTTCATTGTTGGCTAAGTAATCAGCCATAAAAGTATTATAATATTTTTTTTCCCAAGTATCGGGGATCTGCACTTTGCCGCTTTCAGAAGGGAAAATATATTCGCAGCCTATTTTATGCGGTACGGCTTGCAGAACGGCGGCTAATTCTGCGTCAATAGGTATAGTTGCCATGCTTGCCTTTGACTTCGGTTTATCTACTTTTACAACGCCTTTTGCGCACGACACGGACACATTCACCGAAAGCGTTTTGTTTTTAAAATCAACATCCTGCCAGCGCAGGGCCAGCACTTCCGAACGACGCAACCCAGCCTTGAGCATAGCGATGATTGGAGCGCCTGCAGGATGCGTTTTTGCAAACGCAGTTATAGCGGCAACCTCCTCTTTGGTATACGCTCTCTTTACACCAGGCGTTGCCTTGCTTTCGATTTCTTTTTTAGGCACGGGATTTTTGTATATCAGATCATTCTCAATTGCGGTATCGAATATGGATCTGAGGGTTATTTTAAGCTTGTGTATGGCAGACTGGCTCATTTTTGCCTTTGTATTGAAAAACTCCTGGATGTCCACGGGCCGGATCGCCGCAAGCCGCGCGTCTTTAAAGTATGGTTTAATATGCTTTTCGATGGCGTTTTTATACGTGTATTCATAGGTATAGTCTCTAACGCCGGATTTATATGTCTCAAGCCACTTATCCGCCCAATCTTCCAATGTGATCCGCTCATCGATTGTCTGATACTGGCTTTTTTTCATGTACTCGTTGGCCTTATCGCTGGCCTCTTTTGCGGTATGGCCATAGAAAGACTTGCGGATCAGAGTTCCGCTCATCCGTTTTCCTACTGTAATCTTTATTTCCACAAGGCCGTCTTGCCGCTTTTTCTTCTTCGCCATGGTTCAGGCTCCTTATTTGAGGGTAAATGATTTTTTCACCGTACATTCGTCGGTGTCTGCAGCAAATTCCCCTGCATAAACTTCTATCGGTGAATTGTCCTGTATTAAAAATACGTCCGCACATTTTATTGTCGTGCCTGGCTTAATATCTTTATATGCGTTATTATCTTCGGGCGCATCTTTGTCTGCAGAGCTTGTATCAAGCTGCACGCCATTTTGAAAACAAATTGTCGTTATACACATCATAAATTTATCTGTCTTGCTGCTATTGTTTGTAAACTCAAAATATATTCTAACGGCTGGCTTCTTTTCATAGTTTTTTATTACTTCACAATTGAGAATTTTTACTTTATACTCATCTATAGTTCCGGATGAAGATAGTGAAGCTGCAGGCGCTGGGCTATCCGCGGGTTCAGCAGAATCTATTTCTTCCGGCTCTTCTGCTACTTCGCTGTCATCTGACTGGCCTTTAAGGTTATCAAGCTCCTGCTGTAATTGAGAATTTTCGCTCTTCAACTGTTCAAAAGCTTCCTGTGATACGCCGGAACATCCGGCAAAAGACAATATGAAAAGAACCGACAGTAAAATTAATAATACTTTTTTCATTCGTTTTTCTCCTTTTAAATTTAGTTGGTAGAATTATGCGTAATAAACATCGATTGGATTAAGTTTTATTATATACCGCCCATAACAAAATTCAAGCCCATAATGCTCACGGTACATATTCAAAGCCATAGAAAGAAAATCCTCTGTTACATTGAGATATTCGGCCAATTCATAAATATTACCCACGCCTTCGTATTTTGCGTCTATCAGTTTACGCAAAGGAACCAGCCGCCGGACGGCGCCCCATCTGGCGACGTGTTCATATTTCTCTTGATTGCCAGCGGTTGCAGAGAGTAAGTTTATGGGTGTAGTTAAAAAATGCTCGACTTCTTCCGCGAGCACGCATGACTTTTCTGCAGTAGTTTCAAGCGATTGGTTCAAGGTGATTGATGCAAAATCATTAATTGAATAGTAAAAACCTTTTACATTATCGGTCATGGAGCGATAAAAAATCGAAACGTCATTCTCATAAGCAAGCTGCTCCATGCGCTCATACTCACTTATCATATTTTAAACCCCTTTTATATCTGTAGTGCTATTATAGCAAAGGTATTGGGTATAATTTGGGACATTAAATAGCTAATTTATGTTTTATATTTTCTTTATTGCTCCACGCCAAAAGATCAATGTCATATTCATTAAAAGCTTTATATATATCTTGTGAAATAGGCTTATCGGTATCATTGACTATTGGATATATAATTAAATTATCGTTACGCGCTTGCTTCGTATCATTGCATGCAAAAATAAACAATTGAGTTCTGTTCTTATCAAGCTTTTGTATTGCCTTAATTGCCTTGCTGGGACTTTTTGATGTACGAGGAATAATAAAATCATAACTGTGCGCAAGACCACTTTTACCGTTGAATAATACCGACGAAGTATATGGTATGTTAATAACATCCAAAAAACTTGCGACTTCGTCAGTAAAAATACTTATAGCGGTTGATGTTGAAGTATAAGCTATATCATTAACTGCAATCATAGCTTGAATAAGGTTATGTTTTTTTTGCGCAAAATTATTTAATGTTGCTTCAACATATAACTCATCATCATCACGTTTTATTCCATATCTGTTTATGACGGTATTTAATATTTCTTTTCTTTTTGGATTATTCAAGTCAATTATGTATGAAAGATCATTAATAACATATCCGTCATCAGTTAACAAAAGACCATGCTCAGTAGATTTAACATATATTTGAAAATAATCATTGTGAGAATCAAGAAGAGGCGTTGTAATTTCACAATACTCGCCGATGGTTTTTGCGCTAAATTTAGTTTTTATCCATTCAAGGTAATGGTCAATCAGAACATTACCATCTGGCGGTCTCTGCGCCATTTAATCTACCTCATTTATAAAATTATGCTGAATATCTATATCTTCAAGATTAATTATATTACAAAATTGCAAGAAATCAAACAGTTGTTCTATTAAATCGTCTGAATTTTTTATTCCAACAGTATCTATTGGAAAAGCCCAGCTGTCATTAAAGTTTTCTTTTGCAATATGTATATGAGGGCAATGGATAACAGTATTATCTGGATTCTCATGGGGAGCACCCATAAAGTGTAATTTCAATAATATGTCATTTGAATACTTTTCCAAGTATGTGCATTTTTTTGCTATTTTGGATTTATAATTGATTATTATATTAAATTGATCTTTAGATTTTTGAGCCGTAACATTCAGCCTCAAGTCTCTGCCTTGCCTTGGAAATAATATGCTTTTTTCATGTAAGTCTTTTAATAAAGCTAACAATCGATCGATCTCTAATTGATCAAGCATTTGTAAAACCTCATACTATTCTTTTTTCTTCCCGTATTTAGAACGCAGAAACTCCGCGTATTCTTCCAGGTCCTGAATAGCTTCGGGGGGTAGATCGGCATAGCTTTTTCCCCCGGCGATACTTAGGGCTGCGCGCTCGTTTTCGCGTTTTTGATTAGTGCGACCAAGGAGATAATCGACAGATACATCAAAGTAGTCGGCAAGCTTATTCAATGTTTCTGTATCTGTATCCCGCTGCCCTAATTCGTATTTTCCGTATGTTGAATAATGAATACCCAGATCATTGGCTATTTGCTGCTGCGTTATTCCTTTTTCAATTCTTAACTGCTTTAATCTTTCCATTGTTACACCATAAAAAATAAGACAAAACGCCAAAATATATATTGACATAAGACATAACGTCTAATATAATAAAGCCATGACAAGACATAACGTCTTATCGTTGAACCCCACAAGGAGGACAAGCCCAATGCAGAACGACGAGGCAATCATAATTCGCGGCAGTGTTGATAAAGCAATACTTAAGGACATTGATCTTGAAACCTCTCAATGCAAGGGATTAAGGCAACGACGTTTTTTAAATAAATGTGCGCTTCATCCATTGCTAACAGCCTTGAAAAGTTTCCTGCTGGGCGAAAATAAACTTCATTGATGTCAACGGCAATATTATCATCAGAGCCGGAATAACCTGCAATCTTGCCGCTAAACATACCGCCCGCCGTAACAAAAGTTAATATTTCCCCAATACTCGGGCGTTGAAGCTCAATAATTTTACCCATACAACACCCCCAACAAACTTAGACATGCAGTCTTAGTAATTATAGCAACAATTTGTAAGTTATTCAATACGTTTCGAGATTAATCATTTCAGGGAGAGAGAATATGCCAGAAAAAAGACAGGACTTAATGGCCGCAAGGGCGGCGAAATCTCTAACCAGAGCTAAAGTAGCAGAAAGCGCAGGCGTGAGCGTTGACTATATCCACAAGATTGAGGCTGGCCTCAGGCTTCCCGGACGGAATATGGCCTTTAAGCTTGCTGAGGTTTATGGGGTTCCGATTGATACTTTTAAACAAAACTGATCACCGCCTAATTTTTTTTACACTTTTATCTTACCAATTTTTAGGAGGCAACACCACGATGGATATAAGCGAATTAATACGCGAAAGCCGTAAAAAAGCAGGATTATCTCAGGAAAATGCCGCACAAACGCTTCCGTTCGATTTGCGGACGCTGCAAGCCTATGAGTGCGGCGAACGCAAGGTTCCGGCCGATGTAATTCCGTCCATATCAATGGCCTATAACGATAAACAGCTTTTATATAAATGCTTACAGGAATGTCCGGCATGGAAAGAGCTTTTTCCGAAGATAAATTTTGACCACGTGGATCTTCGCGGCGCAGCATGCCGGTTGCCGAAGAAGCTTTCAGCCGTTCAGCGCCACATTGAGGACATTCTTGATATGGCCTCCGACAATCAATTACAAGCTGAAGAGCTGCCGGAGTGGGGCGCATATGAGCTCGACGTTATAAACTTATTGATCAACCTGATTGAACTTTTGGCTGCGGCAGCGCGATACGACACGGAGAAAAAGAAATGACACGGCCAGCAATTATAGAAAAACTGAATACGGAGTTGCTTTTGGCGCTTGAAGCCGATGATAAACCGGACATTCCCGCAGATAAGGTCGCTGATATTTTCGGGCTGGACAAGGTGAAATTCCGCAACATGATATACAGCGGGAATGTGCCTTTTGCAATCGGCACGGAAGGCGGAAAATATGGGCGCGGCTACTGCAAGATACCGAAGCTTGCGCTCTGGTATTGGGTGACAGGGGAATCAAGGACCGTATAAAAGTTTTAGGCAAAAGCCTATGAAATACAAAAGAGCGCAGCAGGCCACAAGGCAGCTGCATAAGGAGAGGTTTATGAAGAAAATCATATTATTCTGCATCGTAGTTCTGCTTATCATCACACTATTCATTCCTATAGCACAGGCCAAAGCAACCAAAACACCGGACGGCAAAATTAAATACACCTACACCGAAGCGGAGATCAACGAACTTACCCGTGTGGTTTATGCCGAAGCACGGAACCAGCCTTTCTATGGCAGGGCAGCCGTAGCGCTTACTGCGATCTACCGTTACGAAAACAACAAGGGCAAGTATTCTATGAGGCATATTACACGCCACGGCCAATACGCAAAGGCGGGCCGATGGATACTGACATCAAAGAAAAAAGGCGTGATTGCATCGGTAAAAAAGTGCCGCGAGGCGGTAATGTACGCCATTGATCACCGCATACTGCCGAAAAACTGCACTATGTTCCAGCGCGCGAACCGTAAGCATTGGGGCCGGAATAAGAACATACCGCGATACTGCCGGATAGGTGATCACACGTTTTACACCGTGGGTAAGGCCAAAGCGGTACCGGGGAATATGTACATCGATACATCCGGCCAGCTGGTAAAGAGGTAAGCGTATGAGTTGTTACATACCGGATGCGCTTACATTGATAATCGTGTTTGTCGGCGTTGCGATCGCCATTATCATTACTGAAAAGCTTGAGCAAAAGAAAAAACGATGATTATGCCGCCGGGGATCAGCGCCCGGCACTATGGGGAAGCAGTTGCGTTGGCTATCATCAGGAGTGGTACGGCGGCGTAATTGCAAGCCGGGTAAACATCCGGCATTCTCCACCATCCTCTAAAAGAGGAATTTCGCGAACCGAAAGCCGAGGCGGTATATCCTTGGCAATACAGAGAGGCCGGCTCAATCGCCAAAAGGGTATAGGGGGACAAACCGATAATGGCCGAAGGCGGGGGCAAATCCCGCTCCTCTCTGTGAATGAATAATAGGAGGAAACCCATCATGCCGTTTGTACAAAAGCCAAGATTGCAGTTCTACACGATAAAAGACTTTAACCGCAGCCGCGGGCGCATCCGGCGCGATGTGGACGCCTTTGCCAGAAAGAAGGGAAAGAAATGCCGTACCCCTGTCCCCAATGCGGAGCGAATTTAGACTCCTGCGAAGAACACTGCGACTGTGAAGACGAAAATAACTAAAACAACGAGGGCGATTAAAGCCCTCTCTTAATCCGAAAAAAGGATGATGCATATGACGAAAAATAGAGTACCCCAATGCAAAGAGTGCGAATACCACAAAGCTATACCGTACGGAAAAAAAGGTAATGGTCTACAACATAATCATGACTGCACAGCTACAAATAGGCGTATTGAGGGGTTTGGTCCGTTCCTTTCGCCCAAGTGGTGCCCGAAAAGAACCGGCGAGAAAATTGATCAACAGGAACCAGCGCCCCGCGTGGATACAAAAGCGCCCGCAGCAGAACCCTTAATTCCGCCAATTGCGTCGGATAAAAGAAGGATTGAGCCCCGGACACTACGGTTGTTAAGATGTCAAGCGAAGCTGGACGAATTACGTATCAAGTATAACATCAGCCCCGAGGACTGGAAGGAACTAAAGCTAAACCTGGTTGCCAAGATTTTTATTTAAAAAGAGGAGGAAAAAACCATGTTGCAAGCATCATCAGATATTTTAAACCCGAATTATGCCGCTTTGTGCTTATCCATCGTATCTGAAAAGAGCATCGACCGAAGCCTTCGCGCTATAGGCATTGCACCTGAACGCCATTTTATGCCGAGAGAGAAGCTAAAGCAAAGGGTTATAGAAATATGCAAACGGTATAAAAACGAACAAACCCCGACTCAAATTGCAGAAGCAATGAATATCCGCACAGACATTGTGTATGTAGCGCTGTATAAAGCAGGATTACGAGAAAGAACTGGAGGAGAAACCAATGCTCGATAAAGCTTTAGAAAAAATCAGTGATGAAATGTCCCAAAACACAAACAATTCATATGTCCAAGCTGTAGGCGATTTTTTAACTTCCTTCCTTATGGCAAATCCGCAGTATGCAGAAATAGTGCTAACTGCAGGAAAAACGATCTCCAGAAGCATGGATGCAATGCGCACTGAAGCCTCAAAGAAGAAGTCCGGCAACTGTGCAGTGCTTTCCGATGCAGAAGGGTTTGCCATTGTGCTGAAATACTTCGGTATTGGAGAAGCCCCGGCAGCCATACAAAGCGTGCCCGGTGTGACAGCATACCAGACGCCGGCCGCCATGGCCAACACCAGCAGCATTGACTTTGATGTCAAGCTTGACGATTATCTTTGAGGTGAACCGCTATGCCGTTAACAGATGATTTTTACTCTCATTTTAATGAAAAGCTTTCGGATGAGATCCTGCGCTTTGCCGATGATGATGTGCTTTTGCATAGCCGGTATATCTTTACCCACAGGATCGGAAAGAAGCAGTTTGCGTATTGCACACACTGCCGGCAGGAGTTTGCATCACAGCTTTATCACAATAAATATACGCGCTGCCTGCATTGCGGATCATATTGTCTGGTGAAAGCCTCAGGCCGTGGCTATTCCCACTTATATGACAGCGGGACTTTTACATATTATGAAAAATCATTACTCGATCCTCAAATTGTGGTTGCCCGGCATTTTGAAGTTTATCGAGATTATCGAAGATCATTCCGCAACGTTAATACTCATTTTGAGATAACCGCCTATTATGTTTTTGCGATGGGTGAAAGCGTTATGTACAAAAAAGAATATAATTGGCGCGAAGGTACATCCTCTTTTCAGCCGACAGCAACCATCTATGGATTGTCGATATTTAATTCAAACACACAATATTCGCGTGACAGCCTGGAACAAAGCGTAAAAGGGACGCCATTTCAATACAGCACTTGGGAGCAGTATGATTACCAGGATATGACGGCTTTCCTTGGGCTGTATTCAAAATACCCGTGTATCGAATACTTGACGAAATTAGGCTTCAAGAAGCTGGTTATTGGCAAGCTCCAAAGAGAACCAACATATAGCTCTATCAATTGGAATGGCAAAACACTATTTAAAGTACTACGAATATCCAAAGCCGAATTTAACGAAATACATAAACGCAAGATCAGTGTATCTTATCAGTTCCTGCGCATCCTTCAGCTTTCCAAGCAAGACGGATCTAATTTTACACCGATAGAAGCCCGGTATTTCGCCAACGCCTATGGTGCCACATATTTTAGTGAAATGACCAAACGCAAAGAATACGGTTCGTTTCGGACGTTGATGAAATATTTCCGTGATCAGAGGCTAAAGAATAAAAAACATTATAACACCGACTCCAGTGTTCTTACCACATGGTGTGATTATATTTCTGACTGTCAAAAGCTTGCGATAGATCTCACGGATAAAAATAATGTTTTCCCCCGGGATCTCTATACCATGCACCAAAACACGATCCGGCAGATAAAGATCAAGGAGGATGAAAAGCTTAACGAGCTTATCAAGGAAAAGGAAAAGGAACGCGAAAAGTTTTACTTTGAGTATGAAGGGCTGCTGATCCGCGCGGCCAAGGATTCGCTGGAGCTCATCGATGAGGGGAAAGCCCTGCATCATTGCGTGGGAACATACGCAGAGCGTTACGCAAAGGGTATAACGGATATCCTTTTTATCCGGCAGATAGAAGCCCCGGAAGAGCCCTACTTCACAATTGAGATACGAAGCGGTGAAATCATACAAATCCGCGGAAAAAACAACTGCTCGGCCACGCCGGAAGTCAATGCATTTATTACGGTATTTAAATCCAAACGGTTGAGAAAGAAAGGAAGAAAAGTAGCATGAACGCAATTACAGCAAGAACGCCGCAGATCATCGCGGTTGAAATCAATAGCATTAAAAATCAAACCCGGCAAATGGTACTGGCCAGCAGCATCGAGATCGGCCGGCGCCTGATGGAAGCCAAGCAGCTGGTACAGCATGGCAATTGGGAAGCCTGGCTGAAAGACAACATCGACTATTCCACCAGCACGGCCAATAACCTTATGCGTATTTTTGAGGCATACGGCGCCGACCAGATTTCCCTTTTTGGAGAAACAGAATCCCAAGCGCTTGGCGATTTGAGCTATACCCAGGCGGTGGCGCTGCTGGGCATACCGGCCGAAGAACGGGAAGCATTCGTAAAAGACAATGACATGGCCAACATTTCTACCCGGGAGCTGCAGCAGCTGATCAAGGACAAGGCGGACGCAGAAAATAAAGCGGTCGCTGCCAAGGCTGATGCGGCCAAGGCCCTGCTGGCAGCTGATGAACAGGAACGGGCCAATAAAAAAGCGTTGGATGATGTGCGCATTTATAAAAAACAGGCTGAAACCATGGAGGCGAGTTTAAAGGACGCGAAAGAGAAAAACGCCGCGCTTACCGATGAATTGGCCAAACCCGTTACTCTGGAGCCGGCCGTAGTTGAAAAGGTACCCGAGGAATTGCTCCGGCAGCTGGAGGACCTGAAGATGAAAGCTAATCCCGCCGCCCAGCAATTCCAAGTATATTTTGAGCAGCTTGCTTCCGGGTTTAAAACCCTGCTTTCGATACTACAGGAAGTAAAGGCAAGAAACCCGGAATATCATGAACGGTTCAAAGGTGCCGTGTCAAAGCTGACAACTAGCATGTCAGAGCGATTAGAAAAGGAGGTCTATATAAATGATCAAAATCAATAAGCTTGAAATCGAAAATGTCAAGCGCATCAAGGCCGTAAAGATCGAGCCTTCCGCAAACGGCCTGACGATCGTCGGCGGGAGAAACGGGCAGGGTAAAACATCGGTGCTCGATTCCATTGCATGGGCCTTGGGAGGGGATAAATACCGTCCTTCACAGCCCCAGCGTGTGGATTCTGTGATCCCGCCCAATCTTCATATCGTAATGTCTAACGGCTTGGTGATCGAGCGCAAGGGAAAGAACAGCGACCTAAAGGTGATAGATCCCAACGGCCAGAAAGGGGGACAGCAGCTTTTAAATGATTTCGTAGAGCAGCTGGCGCTCGACCTGCCGAAGTTCATGCAATCCACTTCCAAAGATAAGGCAAATACGCTCCTGCAGATCATCGGCGTGGGCAATCAGCTCGCGCTGCTGGAGCAACAGGAGGTAGAGAAATTCAACCGCCGGCGCACGATCGGGCAGATAGCCGATCAGAAAGATAAATACGCAAAGGAACAGCCGTATTACCCGGACGCGCCAAAGGAGCCCGTTTCCGCATCGGATCTGATCCGCCAACAGCAGGAAATACTGGCCCGCAACGGTGACAACCAGCGTAAACGGCAGAACTTGCAGTATCTCGAAAACCAGGCTGAGGAAATCCAGCAGCGGCTTGACGAATTGCATGAAAAACAAAAAAGTATTTGGGCTGATCTTGATATAGCCCGTAAGTCCGCTTTGGATCTTCACGACGAATCAACCGCAGAGTTGGAGGCCAACCTCAATGACATCGAGACGATCAACCGCAAGGTACGCGCCAATCTCGATAAGGACAAGGCCGAAGAGGACGCGAAGGATTACCTGAACCAATACGCCACGCTATCCACCGATCTGGAGAATATCCGCAAGGATAAGCTAGCTTTACTGAAAGGTGCAAACCTGCCATTGCCCGGGCTTTCCGTCGAGGACGGGGAACTGACTTTTGAGGGTAAAAAATGGGATTGTATGTCGAGCGCTGACCAGATGAAAGTATCTACGGCGATTGTCCGCAAAATCAACCCGAAATGCGGCTTTGTGCTGCTGGATAAACTGGAGCAGATGGATTTGGACACCTTGCGCGAATTCGGCAACTGGCTGGAAGCTGAGGGCCTGCAGGCGATCGCCACACGGGTTTCGACTGGTGATGAATGCTCCATCATTATCGAAGACGGCTATGTACAGGGACAGGCGTTTGAAACAGAACCTACTTGGAAGGAGGGACAATTTTAATGGAAATTACCAAAGGAAAAGTTATGAAAGCACAAAAAGTATTGATTTATGGTCCAGAGGGAATTGGGAAATCAACACTGGCAAGTAAATTCCCGGGAGCTATTTTCGCAGATGTGGAAGGCAGTACAAACCAGTTGGACGTGGCTCGAACAAAACCAACGCCCACAAGCTGGACACTGCTGATAGAGCAGGTGAAATATTTCATTGCGCATCCTGAAATAATAGGAACTTTTATCACTGATACAGCGGACTGGGCAGAAAAATTATGCCGAGCGCATGTGTGTGCGAAACACCAAAAAGATAGCATTGAAGAATTCGGATACGGCAAAGGTTATACATATCTTGAAGAGGAATTTGGCCGGTTTTTGAATTTGCTGAATGATCTGCTCGACCGAGGCGTGAACATCGTATTGGTTGCCCATGCGCAGATGCGTAAGTTTGAGCAGCCGGACGAGCTGGGAAGTTATGACCGATGGGAATTAAAGCTTGAGAAGAAAACGGCACCTCTTTTGAAGGAATGGGCCGATATGGTGCTTTTCTGCAATTACAAGACTTATGTGGTGAATGTGGACAACCAGGGCGCTGCAAAGGGCAAAAACAAGGCGCAGGGCGGGAAGCGCGTTATGTATACGACACATCATTCCTGCTGGGACGCAAAGAACCGCCATAGCCTGCCGGATGAAGTGGATTTTGATTATTCCGCGATTGCTCACTGCATCCCCGCTAATCCCACGCAGATAACGCAGGCATCCAGTCCGCCGCCAGCCAGGCCCGCTGCAACGGCAAATACAGTGCCGCAAAAGCCGGCAGCTGCGCCACCTTCGCCGCCTGTAAGTGCGCCCGCTGCGCCTCCGCCGGAAGATCCTCCACCGGAAGAACCACCGGAAGCGCAATCCGGATTTACAGAATATAAGGGGGACGTCCCAAGCTTTGACGGTAGGCGCGATTCGCCTCCGGAGCTTGAGAGCATGCCGCTGCGATCGTTAAGGATACTGATGCAGGACAATAGCGTTTCTGAAAAAGATATCCAGCTGGCGGTTGCTAATCGCGGTTATTACCCGATCGATACGCCTTTATCGAAATACGATCAGAAGTTTGTATCCGGCGTACTCGTAGGGGCATGGGATCAGGTACATAAAATGATACAGGAATTGAAAAACGGAAAACAATTAAAAGCAGTATAAGGAGGGTTTTATATTATGGCAAGCGTAAACGAAGGAAGAGAATTAGGTTGGGATGACAGCATTGAGAAGGACAGCCCGGATTTTGCAGTCCTGCCTGAGGGCGATTATGATTTTGAGGTCATCGAATTTGAGCGCGGCCGGCACACCGGAAGCGACAAACTGCCGCCATGCAATAAGGCGGTCGTGCATATCCGGATTGAGGGAGAAGAGGGCGTAACGATTATCAAGCACAATCTTTTCCTACATTCGATCACTGAAGGGATGCTTTGCTCATTCTTTACATCCATCGGCCAGCGCCAGAAGGGCGAGAAGGTGAAAATGAACTGGAATGCCGTTGTAGGCTCTAAGGGTCGGTGCAAAATCGGCATCCGTAAATATGTTAAAGAAGATAAAAGCGAAACCACATTCAACGAGATCAAAAAGTTTTATGAGCCCGCGGAAAAAGCACCCGAACAACCTTCAAATTTCCAGCCGGGTAAATTCTAATGCAGCTCAGGCCATATCAGGTTGAAGCAAAAGAAGCAATACAGCAGCAGTGGTCTTCCGGCAACAAAAAGACCCTGCTGGTATTGCCGACCGGCACCGGTAAGACGATCGTATTTTCAAAGCTTTCGGAGGACTGCGTAAGGAACGGGGAAAGGGTGCTGATCCTTGCGCACCGCGGAGAGCTGCTGGACCAGGCTGCCGACAAGCTATCACAATCGACGGGGCTTAAATGCGCCACGGAAAGGGCGGAAGAGACCTGCATCGGCAGCTGGTACCGGATCATTGTCGGGTCTGTCCAAACATTGATGCGTGAAAAGCGGCTGGAGCAATTCCCAGTAGATTTCTTTAATAAAATTATCGTGGACGAGGCGCATCATTGCATATCAGACAGCTATCAGCGGGTGTTGCAGTATTTTGAAGATGCGTATGTTTTGGGGGTGACCGCCACCCCCGACCGTAGGGATATGAAGAACCTGGGCACTTATTTCGACAGCCTGGCGTATGAATACTCATTGCCCCGGGCGATCAAAGACGGATTTCTTTGCCCCATAAAGGCCCAGACCATACCTTTACGGCTTGATTTGACCGGAGTAGGACAACAGGCGGGGGACTTCAAGGCCAGCGATCTGGGCGGCGCTCTGGAGCCGTATTTACACAGGATCGCGGATGAAATGGCCGCACACTGTATGGACCGTAAAACAGTAGTCTTCCTTCCATTGATAGCGACGAGCCAGAAATTCAAAGAGATCCTTTTATCCAAGGGTTTTCGCGCTGCCGAAGTAAACGGCGATAGTGCAGACAGGGCGGAAATACTGAAAGACTTTGACGCCGGCAGATATGACGTACTGTGTAATTCCATGCTGCTGACGGAAGGCTGGGACTGTCCTTCGGTGGACTGTATCGTACCGCTTCGGCCGACGAAGATCCGCAGCCTATACGCGCAGATGGTGGGCCGCGGCACACGCCTGCACCCGGGGAAAGACCATTTGCTTTTGCTGGATTTCCTTTGGCACACCGAGCGCCATGAGCTTTGCCACCCGGCGCACCTGATCTGTGAAAACGAGGAAGTAGCACAGGTGATGACCGAGGAGCTGGAGCAGGCGGGCTGCCCTGTGGATATTACCGATGCTGAGCAGCAGGCCAGTGAAGACGTGATCATGGCGCGCGAAAAGGCTTTGGCCGAAAAGCTGAAGGAAATGAAAAACCGCAAGCGCAAGCTGGTGGATCCGCTGCAGTTTGAAATGAGCATACAGGCGGAGGACCTTTCCGGGTATGTACCAGCCTTTGGATGGGAGGCGGGGCCGCCTTCGGATCAGCAGATCAAAACATTGGAGAAGCTGGGCATTTTTCCGGATGAGATCGAGAACGCGGGCAAGGCCGCCAAGCTGTTGGACAGGCTGGACAAGCGGCGCGATGAAGGGCTGACTACACCGAAGCAGATCCGCTTCCTGGAGGGCCGGGGCTTTGAGCACGTGGGCACATGGCAGTTCGAGGGCGCAAAGAAGCTGATCGACCGCATTGCGGCGAACGGCTGGAGGGTACCGCACGAAATCATACCGAATGAATTCAAACCGGGGGAGTAATAGAATGAAAGTAATTATGCCGCTCAATACCTGGGCGAATATGTGCGGGCACTTCTTTAACTGCTGCCTGACACCCGGATTTGAGGATAAGCCCGACGTCAACAATGGTTACAACTGCGATCATCCGGAAGCAGAAGAACAATATGGTATAGGTTGCTGCTTTGCTCATTCATGTCCGCTGGCCTACCGTGCGGATGGGCTTGACTGCAAGCGGTTTGGAATCGAGTGTGAGGATTGCGGAAACGAGGAATGCGAATGCAGTTATCACGAAATGATGGTTTGCGAAATATCGAATGAGCAATATAACAAGAGGCGTATGTACAGGGAGACCGCGACAGAGGAGTAAAACGCATGTCTGAGTATAAGACTGACTTAAAAGAAATATTGAAGCATATCGATCCTTCCCAGCTGGATTATACCGAGTGGTGTTCTGTTGGCATGGCTTTGAAGGATGCGGGATATACCGCATCTGATTGGGACTTGTGGAGCGCACGCGATACAAAACGTTATCATGGCGGGGAGTGCTTCAAAAAGTGGGACAGCTTCCGCGGCGCTTCCGTACCTGTGACGGCCGGCACGATCGTGCAGATGGCCAAAGACCAGGGATGGACGCCGCCGGTATCTGCCGGGAGCTATGAGCTGGAGTGGGATGATATCATCGGCGCCAAGGATGATCTGGTGGTAATCGATAAGGGCTGGGTCGAAGGCAAGGAAGTGATCGAGCCCGACACATGGACGCCCGTGGAACATCTGGTGAAGTATCTGGAAACACTGTTTGAGGCATCAGAAAACGTGGGGTATGTGACTACCAGCTGGTATGACAACGAGAAGGAAAAATACATGCCCACGAAGGGCTGCTGGGACAGGACGGCCGGGGAACTGATCCAGCTGCTGAATACATGCAACGGAGATATCGGGGCTGTATTGGGCGATTATAAGCCCGAGGTAGGGGCATGGATACGCTTTAACCCCATGGACGGCAAAGGCGCAAAGAATGAAAATGTGGCCGAGTACCGGTATGCTTTGGTTGAATCAGATAGTTTGGATATCGACCAGCAAAACGCTATCATCCGGGAGCTGGATCTGCCTGTGGCCTGCCTGGTGCATTCAGGGAAAAAGAGCCTGCACGCCATCGTGAAGGTTGACGCGGCTAATTATGATGAATACCGCAAGCGCGTGGATTATCTGTATGATGTCTGTAAAAAAAACGGGCTGGTAGTGGATACGCAGAATAAAAACCCATCGAGGCTTTCACGCATGCCCGGCGTAATGCGCAACGGCCGCAAGCAATTTCTCATTGATACCAACATCGGAAAAGAGAGCTGGAAGGAATGGCAGGAGTGGATAGAGGGCGTCAACGACGATCTTCCGGAGCCTGAAACGCTATCCAGTGTTTGGGACAACCTGCCGGCGCTTTCTCCGCCTTTGATTGAAGGCGTGCTGCGTCAGGGGCACAAGATGCTCCTGGCCGGACCTTCCAAGGCGGGGAAATCATTTGCCTTAATCGAACTGTGTTGCGCGATCGCGGAAGGCAGGAAGTGGGTAAATTGGATCTGCACGCAAGGGAAATTGATGTACGTCAATCTGGAGCTGGACCGGGCAAGCTGCCTGCACCGCTTCAAGGACGTGTATACCGCGCTGGGCTGGTCTCCCGATAACATTGCCAATATCGATATCTGGAACCTGCGCGGCAAATCCGTACCCATGGACAAACTGGCGCCGAAGCTTATCCGCCGGGCGCAAAAGAAAAATTACATCGCTATCGTCATTGATCCTATTTACAAGGTGATCACCGGCGACGAGAACAGCGCGGACCAGATGGCGCATTTCTGCAACCAGTTTGACCGCGTATGCTCGGAGCTGGGCGCCGCGGTGATCTACTGCCATCACCATTCAAAGGGCGTGCAGGGGCAGAAGCGCAGCATGGACAGGGCTTCCGGCTCCGGTGTGTTTGCGCGCGATCCGGACGTGCTGCTGGATCTCATCGAGTTAGATCTGAACGACAATATCATGAAGCAGGAAGAGAACAAAGCGGTATGCAGGGTATGCGAAAGCTTCCTGCAGGCGCATATGCCTAATTATAAGAACGAGGTATCACAGGACGACTTATGTAGCGAGACTGCCATGATCGATGCCTGTACGCGGCTGTTTGGCGTCGGGACAAAGCCTTATCAAGCAATGCAGAAAGAGATTGGGGCAGTCAGAAAAGCAGTGCGGCAGCGCTCTGCCTGGCGCATAGACGGCACGCTGCGCGAGTTCCCGAAGTTCCCGCCTATCAATCTTTGGTTTGATTATCCTGTGCATCACGTGGACGCTGTGGGCAGCCTGAACGATGTGGAAGCGGAAGGCGAGAAGGCGCCCTGGCAAAAGGCGATGGAGAAGCGCCGGCCGAAAGAAACGAAGGTTAACGACCGGCGGCGGGCCGTGGAAGTAGCGTTTGAAGCATGCGGAATTGACGGTGAGGTAACCGTGCATGCGATGGCTGAGTATATGGATGTAGAAGTGAAAACTGTAAGAAACAGGATCAAAGAACACGGCGGTTTTGATATTGATGATGGGAAGGTGGGAAGGAAAAAAACATAATATTTTCCCTTTCCCTTCCTATATATAAGAGGGAAAAACAGAGGGAAAAAAACATAAAACAAGTTATTTTCCCTCTGTGGAAAACAGCAATCTGCAATACAAGAAACTGGAAGGAAAAAAACATAAATTACGTTATTTTCCCTGAGGGAAATTTTGAGGGAAAAAAACACTATATAAATATAATATTTTCCGTTTCCCTCCTCGCGGAGGTCATGGGGAAAGGAAGTCGTGCGTATGCTACCGCACGACGCCTCCCTTCCCAAATCCATGACTAAAAGCAATTTCAAAAAGTAAAAAGTGAGGTGCTAAAGATGAAAGCTATTTCTTTATGGCAACCGTGGGCAAGTCTGCTGGTTTGCGGGGTAAAAAAATATGAAACACGAAGCTGGGCAACTTCATACCGCGGCCCAATAGCGATACATGCGGCAACGCTTAATCCATTTCGCGCAATTAGGGATATACCAGACGAAATAATTCTAACGATGCGTGGTGCGCTAAAAACTGCAGGGATATTAACACCAAGCACTGATTTCAGAATTTTACCGACAGGATTTGTCTTGGCAACGGCTGCCCTTGTGGAGTGTCACGAAATTACATATTCATTTCGGTGCTCAAGAATAAACTTTGCCGATGAAGAATATTTCGGAGACTTTACAATAGGGCGGTATGCCTGGGAATTTGCCAATATGAAAATGCTTGATGAACCAATACCGGTAAAGGGTCGTCAAGGTCTCTGGAATTGGGAGGAACAAAATGCAGACTGAATTCTTCCTGCCGATAATCCCGCCGACAAAAACGCATCAGGAAAAGAAGGCGCGCGTCGTAAATAATAAACCGGTGTTTTATGAGCCTGCTGAGCTGCAGGCCGTTCGCACTAAGTTGCGGGCGCATCTAGGGCAGCATGTTCCGGCTGAGAAATACACCGGCGCTGTGCAGCTGATAACCAAATGGTGTTTCCCTATTGCCGGTAAGCATCTGGACGGGGAGTATAAAACCAGCAAACCAGACACAGACAACCTGCAGAAGATGCTGAAGGACGTCATGACACATCTCGGATATTGGACAGACGATGCTTTGGTAGCCAGTGAGATCATAGAAAAGTTTTGGGCCAAGTTGCCCGGCATATATATCAAGATTACGGATATCGCGTAAGGAGTAGCGTATGGAAACAAATGAGGTTATAAGCGAGTATGTGCAAAACAAGCTTATGGGTAAGAAGCTAATCGATACATCATGCGTTGGCTGCCAATATGAAGAGCAATATTTACGAGGTCAGAAAATAGTATGCTGTCAGTTTTGCATCAGGGCGATTGACGGTAGGACAGATTTTTATATCTCAAAAGATGCTATTAAAAGTACAAAAGATTAGACAGGTTTAAATCTCCAAGCGCTTGGAGATTTGGCAAGGGGGTACCAATGACCGATCAAATAAACCTGAACCAAATACGAAACCAACGGGAAAAGATAGAATCCATCCAGGAGCGGATCACTCGGTTACGATCAGCGATGGAAATGGGGAATAAACAACTTTCTGGGATGCCCGGGAATAAAAGCATTAAAGACCGGTTGGCAGCAGATATGGCAAAGCTGGATGAATTAGAGCATCAACTGCATGAAGAATTGGTACTTCTTGAATATGACATTACTCAGGCCGAAGATGAGCTTACCAGTTTACCACATCAGCAATGCAGAATTATGCGTCTGCGATATGTCGAAGGATTATCCTGGCCAGATGTAGCACGAAAATCAAATTATAGTTTGGATTATTGTTTTATATTACATCGTAAAGCAATAGAAAATTTAGAAAAAATTAAAGAATAACAGTAAATAACAGTAAAGTGTACAGTAAATAACAGTAAGTCCTGTGATATTATAATATTATCAAAAACTATCGTTACCCATGATTATGTATCCGCGTGTGACATCCATGCGGATATTTTTTGTTGGAGAGAAACATGGATGCTATTAAATGGGTGCATACGCCGAAGCGTAAAGAATGCGGCAAGTGGGATAAGAAGAACAGCCGATGCAGGGTCAAGGAATGCATATACCCAAACAAAGGCAATGGGCATAAGAAGTAATGTTAAAGTCATGCAGTTATTGTGGCCGCATACATGACAGCAAATATGATTGTGGCAAGAAGCCAAAACAGGAACGATATCGAAAAGACATAGATAAATTCAGATCAACAGCAGTGTGGCAGAGTAAGCGTGAACAGATTAAACAAAGGGATAAGTACCTTTGTCAGATATGCATACGTGAACAATATGACACAGTAAATAAATTTACATACGACAATCTCTCTGTTCATCATGCGATATCACTCGAACAGAACTATGATAAGCGTCTTGATGATGATAATCTGCTTACACTGTGCGGTATGCATCACGATATGGCAGAGGCAGGCAAGATACCGGTTGTGGTAGTCCTTAAAATCATAAAAGAACAATCCCCCCTAGGGTAGTCAACTTGTTTTTTGAAAACTTTCTACAACGGACGCCCCCAACCGTAAATAAAATATTCCCAAAATGAGATTGAGGGAGTGAATAAAATGTCAAGGCCGTCTAAGGCAATACAAAACACGTCCGGGCACCGGACAGATAAAGAGAAAAAACAGCGCGAGACGGCAGAAATAGCGGCACTTACCGGAATATCCATACGCGAACGGCCTGAGGTGAAAAACAACGCAACAGCGCACAAAGAATTTACTCGAATAAAAAAGCTGTTAACAAAGGTCAAAAAAAACGACGCGCTTATTGAAACTATAATCAACCGCTATTGCATGTTGTTGGCTGAGTGTGTAAACCTTGAGATAAAGCAGGAAAAAATATATGCGACTGCAGAGAAGCTCGAAAAAAAGTTAGATGACCTGGAGGATCAAGCCACTTATACCGAAACCAAAGAAGCTGCAAAAGCAATATTGTCCATATACGACACGGTTATTAACTGCGATAAACAGATCCAGCAAAAACGCAAAATGCTTTTTGACATAGAAAAAGAAAACGGATTTACAATTGCGGCGTCTTTGCGTAACATACCAAAAAAAGTAGATGAAAGCAATCCTCTTGCGGATGCGTTAAAGGACGATGATACAGAGTAAAGCTTACCAGTACTGCATATGGGCGACGCAGCCTGAAAATCACAAAGCTCCGCGCTACGTCAAACTGCAAGCACAGGCGTGGCTTGATATTGCGGCCGGCAAAGATAACGGAGCATACGTAGACGAAAAAGCGTTTAAAAAGATCTGCAAAATCCTGAAGCTGATGATACATCCTGATTTGAAATGCACCATGTATGATGGGCTTGAGGATTACGCATGGTTTTTGATAACTGCAGTGTTTTGTACCAGGCAGGCCGACACTAACAATCGATATTACATCACGGCTCTTTTGGAAATTGCCCGCAAGAACTTTAAAACGTTTAATGCCGCGGTAATTTTTATAATCGGGATGCTGACAGAAAAGCGTTTTTCTCGCTTTTTCTCTGTAGCACCTGATTTAAAATTATCAAGCGAGTTGAAGCTGGCTATTAAGAAAATAATCAAGGCCAGCCCCGCGCTGTCTGACGGAAAAGCCTTTAAGCTACTTCGAAGCGAAATACGCTGCATGCTGACCGAAAGCGAGTATACACCGCTTGCCTATTCCGAAGACCGTATGGACGGGAAACTGGCCAATATATTCCTAGCGGATGAAGCCGGAGCTATGGACAGTTACCCGATCGAGGCAATGCGGTCATCCCAGATCACGCTTTTTGATAAGCTCGGGATAATAATATCAACGCAGTACCCAAACGATAACAACGGCATGATCGACGAAATAGATATTTCTAAAAAAACGCTTGATGGATTAATGGATAACCGCCGGCGTTTTGCTTTGTTATACGAGCCGGATGAGGATTTACTTACTAATGATCAATGGCAAACGAATGACCTGGTTATATATCAATCAAACCCGGTTGCAGTAGCGCATGACTATATCTTTGAAGCCATCAAAGATATGTGCACAATGGCAGTATTGTACGAAAATAAGCGCGAAAACTACCTGTGTAAGCACAACAACATCAAGTACAAGAGCCTTGGCGTTGAGGGCTTTATCTCAATTGATAAAGTGCGCGAATGCAAAATTATTGAGAATTTAGACTTTTGGAAAGGCAAATCGGTATATGTGGGGCTTGATCTTTCGCAGACGGAAGACAACACAGCGGTGGGTATGGTTTGCGAATTCGGAGGACAGATATACGCGAAAGCGTGGGGATTTATTCCAAAGGATAGAAAGCTTTTTAAAACCAAAAAGGAACAGGTTGATTATGACCGCCTTATTCGCCAGGGCGTTTGTTTCGAGTGCGGCGATGAGGTTATAGACTATAGGTTTATAGAACAATTTATCATGGGTATTCAAGAAAAATATGGCGTATCGATTGTGCAAATAGGATATGACAGATATAACGCCATATCAACGGTGCAGAAATTAGAAGCCACCGAGTACGAATGCGTTGAAATCAAGCAGCATTCCAGCGTCCTTCATGCACCGACAAAGCTATTGAAAGAACAGATTTTAAGCAAACAGTTTAATTACGACGAAAACAGAATGCTTGAAATAAACTTTCAGAATGCGCGATGCACAGAGGATACAAACCTAAATAAATACGTAAATAAAAAGAAATCAGCCGGAAAAGTTGATATGGTGGTGGCCGTTATCAACGCAATTTATTTATTGCAGCAGGATATGTTATTTGGCGCTGATATGTTCGTAGCGCAGATATAGGAGGCGTACATGGGGTTATTTAACCGTAAAAAACAAGAAATCAGGGCAGACACGGGAGTGGTAAGTTATGAAGACTCGCTCCTGCAGGCCATACTCGGGAATACCAGCATAACAAAAGCCGTGGCGTTGCAGATACCGACGATTGCAAGCGCAATCGATCTATTAACAAACATCGTTTCTGGAACTCCTATAAAGCTATACAGGCAGGAAGGCAACAAGGTTGTTGAAGTAAAAGACGATCAGCGCATAACGCTTTTAAATGATGACACCGGAGATACTTTGAATGCGCATGATTTTTGGCGGGCGATCCTCTCTGACTATTATCTTGGTAAAGGCGGATATGCATACATCAATAAAAATCGCGGTAAAGTGGCAAGCCTGCATTTTGTTGATGAAACGTATGTAACGCCGCAGATAAACACGGATCATATTATCAAAGATTATGATTTGCTCGTTGATGGAAAACCGTACAAGCCTTATGAGTTTATAAAAATACTCCGCAACAGCAAGGACGGCGCCAGCGGTACGGGAATTGTAACGGAAAACAGTAAGGCCATCGAGGTGGCATATGAAAGCATTATTTTTGAAAGCAATCTTGTAAAAAAAGGCGGAAACAAAAAAGGCTTTCTAAAATCAGCTAAAAAGTTATCTGAAGATGCAATGACGGCACTTAAAAATGCTTTTAAAAGCCTATATAGCAACAGCAGCGAGAATGTAGTTGTGTTAAATGATGGGCTTGACTTTACAGAATCGTCCAATACATCGGTAGAGATGCAGCTTAATGAAAATAAAACATCAAACGCGAATGAGTTATGCAAGCTGTTTCATGTTTCTTCGGATGTAATAGCGGGTAAAGCAACTGACGCAGACATGCAATCAGTGGCAAAACTGGCTGCAATACCATTGATGAAAGTAATAGAATGCGCATTAAACCGTGATTTTCTGCTTGAAAAAGAGAAAAAAACGCTTTATTGGGCGTTTGACACCAAAGAATTGCTAAAAGGAAACTTCAAAGACCGTATGGAGGGGTATAAGGCCGCTTTGGATACAAATGTGCTGCAAATCGACGAAGCACGGTATATGGAAGATTTGCCGCCTTATGGCGTAAAATGGTTGAAGCTTGGCCTTGATACGGTTCTGTATAATCCGGATACCAAAGAGATTTATACGCCGAATACGAACCGAACACAGAATTTAAATGATTTGAAAACGGGAGGGTAAGATGGATATAGAAATTAGGGCGGATGGAGCTCACATAAGCGGCTATGTAAATGTCACTGGAAAAAAGAGCCGACCGGTTATCACACCGCGCGGCAAGGTCATTGAGGAAATTGAACCTAGGGCATTTGAACAAGCCATAGAGCGCTCTGGGAATATTACGGTGACCATAGATCATGATAATTCTAACGTATACGCCAATACTGACGATGGTACTCTAACGCTTTATGAAGATGCCATTGGCCTTCATGCTGATGTGCTTATTAGAGATCTGGCTGTAATAGAAATTGCAAAGCAAGGCAAGATACGCGGATGGTCTTTCGGCATGTATAACGTCGTAGATGAGATGGAGCCAAGAGCGGATGGTATCTCCATACGACACGTGAAAGCTCTTGATCTCGATCATCTTACGCTGGTTGTAAACAAGCGGCCTGCATATGCAGCAACCTCAATTGAGGTTCGCGCGGGGGCAGATATTGATATCGAAACGCGAGATATCGAATACACGCCAAATATAAAAGAATACAAATCACCGCCGGATAATGGCGAATACAGAAAAAGGATAAACGCAATAAAAGCCTGATGAGGGCTTTTTATTATTAAAAAAGTGAGGTAAAAACATGAAAAATCTTAAGGCCCTTATCGAAAACAGGGCAGAGCTTCAGGCCCAGATGGAGGCCATTATAACCAAAGCAGACACGGAGACACGCGCCATATCCGACGAGGAACGCGCCACCTTTGATAAGCTCGAAAAGCAGATCAAAGATATCGACGCCACGATCGATATGGAGGAACGTGCCAGGGCGATCGAAAAGAAAGAGGAAAAACAGGAAAAGACCGAGGAGCGCGCCGAGGTTATTGAGGAACGCGCATTCCTTAATCACATCAAGCGGGAATGCGGCATGGCGGTCGAGGTTCGGTCCGGTGAGCAGAATTTCACAATGGCAAACAACGGCGCGGTTATACCAACAAGCATTGTCAACCGCATCATTACAACTGTAAAGGACATGTGCCCGATCTATGCAGGCGCTACGATGTTCAGCGTAAAAGGCACGCTGAAAGTTCCTGTATACGGGCTGTCGAACACCACGCATGATATTACCGTTGGCTATCAGGATGAGTTTACAGACATCGTCGCAGACGCTGGCGCTTTTACGTCCGTAGACCTGACAGGATTTTTGGCTGGCGCTTTGTCTTTGATTGGAAAATCTGTAATCAACAATAGCGATATCGATGTTATGTCGTTCATCATCAAAGAAATGGGCACAAAGATAGCGCTATTCCTAGAAAAAGAGCTGCTTGTCGGCACATCTCAGAAGGCAACAGGCGCACTGTCTACAACGAATACCATGAACGGAGGGTCTACCAGCGCAATAACCGCCGACAACCTGATTGACCTGAAAGCAAAAGTTAAGGGAGTATATCAGGCAAACGCTGCATTCACTATGGCACCTGCTACATTTACGTACATACGTAAATTGAAGTACGCAGACGGAACGTACATCTTTAAAGATGGAAACATTTTAGACAAACCCGTTTATGTTTCAGACAACATGCCGGCAATGGGAAGCGCAGCAAAAGCTGTTTTGTACGGCGACTATTCAGGGCTTGGCGTAAATCTGCGCCAGAACATCGAAATGCAGATTCTCAACGAGAAATACGCGACGATGCACGCCGTTGGTATCGTGAGCTGGTTTGAGTTTGACAGCGATGTTGTAGATCATCAGAAGCTCGCCACGCTGGTAATGAGCACGCTGTAAATATGACGAGGGCGGGGTAAAACCCGCCCTTTTTAAGAAAGAGAGGTAAAAACATGTCAAATGTACTGAATTATACGGAACAAGGCGGCGCAAAGACTGTGATAGGCGGGGAACTTGAAGTTGCAGCTGGCGCAAGCGTTACAGGAATTACGACGGCAACTCTTGTTGACAACTTAACATCCACCGACACAGATAAGGCGCTTACGGCAGCGCAGGGCAAGGCATTAAAAACGCTTGTTGATGCAAAAATAGCAACGTCCGCAATCGTAAACGATCTCACCACTGGTGGTATAGCGGTTCCGTTGTCCGCTGAACAGGGTAAAACACTCGCAGCACGCAAGGCCGCAAATCAGACGGCAAGCGTTGAGGCATCAAGCCCGACAACGGCAGAGTTTAACGGGTTGCTTACGAAGCTCAAGGCCGCAGGGCTGATGGTTGCAGACTAAGAAAGGAGGCCGCAATGAAGGTTAGCGAAATTACTACACAGCTTGTAGCTGAATATTTAAAGCAGGATTACACCACTATGACAGCAGCGGAAAAGCTGGAGTTGGATGCAATTATTGCGGCTGCAAAAGCATATCTAAAGTCGTACACCGGGCATGTTGACGTAACCGTAACAGGCGAAACGCTTACTCAAGACGTTGAAAGCACGGTAATTTTTACAACCAGGTATTCTCCTTTAGTAAGTGGTACGCTAAAAGTGTATCTTGACGGTACGCAGATCACAACAGGCTTTGACGTTGATTATTCAACTGGCACTATCGTATTTGATGAAACGCCGGCAGAAACACCGACAGCAGATTACACCGCCGGTATTGACGCATTCGATGATTTTGTGATTGCTGTATACGTGCTGTGTCAGGATATGTACGACAACCGCACAATGTATGTTGATAATGCAAACGTCAATAAGGTGGTAGACAACATACTCGGAATGCACAGCATAAACCTTTTATGAGGTGGTTTAGATGTTAAACCCAGGTAAATTAAATACTAAAATTACACTCCAGCGCGCCACATATACCTACGATGCAATAAATCAAGCAATACCTACATGGGCAGACGCTGGCACTATAAGCGCTAGCATGGAAACTAAAGGTGGCAAGCGGTTTTACGCGGCGCAAAAGCTGAACGATGAGACAACGGCGGTATTCGTGATCAGATACAACAAATGGATAAACGCCGATATGCGCATTAAGCTTGGAAGCCGTATCTTTCAGATCCTTCCGCCAATCGATGATGTTAACAACCGGCATGATGAAATTATTATCTCTGCTAAGGAAGTGATCTAATGGAGATTGAAACCGCCTTAACTACACAACTTTTATCAAAAACAGCGTTGACCGCATTAATTAATAGGCGGTTTCATTTTGATGAAGCGCCAAAGAAGGAACAATATCCGTATGTGGTGATGACTAATATCAGCGACGTAAAAGACCACATCTTCAATAGTCAATGTGTGCTGGAGCATCCGTCGTTTCAATTCACTGTATATGCGGAATCTAAGCTTGCGGCGAAAGCGGTATGCAATCAGATCAAGACAGCACTGTATAAAAAAGAAAGAGAAATAACGGGGATAACGGTTCAACGCATAAGGCTTTTGAACGAGCTTTATTCAAAATACACCGCCGGTGATGGAATCCCCAGCGTGGACACCGGCTATCTCGAATATGAAATTTGGTATGAAAGGAATGATTAAATAATGCCAGCAACACATGGAAATACTACAACCACGGAATGGAACGGACATAGCCTTGGAGAGATGGACACAATCGGAGATATCGACATGAAGGCAGATACTGTGGACGTTTCCACTTTCAATGTTGCGAACTTTTTCAAGAAGTTTAAACGCAGCCTCATTGACACGGGGGAAATACCGCTGACATGCAATTTTGATCCGACAGATACGGACGGGCAGATGGCATTCAATACCGACTTTTACGCAGGCACGGAAAGAAATCTTGTGTTTAGGCTTCCTGCATCCACTGGAGCGGTGGTTACCATACCCTGTATTCCTACAGGATTAGCACTGACAATCCCAAAAGATAACGTTTTGAAATCGAAGTACACTGTAAAACCAAACGGTATGCCCGTGTTGACAATTACGGAAAGCGCCGGTCTGACTACGCCGTTTTTTGCGGTATCTGACAGCGGCACAATCTCGCCTAACCCGGCAAACGCTGAGCTTGCCTATGTACTGACGTTTGCAAACGGCGTTGCTTCGTTCACAATTACGCCTACAGCTGCAGCAGGTGTGATAGAAATTACGGCAAACGGAGTTTCGCAGACCGTAACCTCAGGAGTTGCTTCAAGCGCTATCACGGCCCCGGCAGCAGATGACTTCATTGATGTTACAATCAAAGTTACAGAAACCAACAAAGCACCGGTTATTTACACGCTTCACTGCCAGAGAGCAGCTGCATAAACAAAAAAAAACATTATAGGGCGGCGTAAAAACCGCCCTTATAAAAATTAAAGGAGAATACATTATGCCTATACCTTTTATTATGATCAACCTAGATAAACCGAGAAAATTACGCCTAACTATTCAGGCGGCGCTTGAAATAGAGCAAACATTTGGGATAAAAATACTCGATGTGGACAACAACATGGAAAGCATCTCAAAAATACTTTGGATTTTGCTGAAGCAGGAAGAAAAAGAAATTAGCTTTGAACAAACATGCGAAATGATGAACGAAGCCGAAAGCATGTCTTATATCTCTAATACTGTTTTAAAAGCTATCATCACTGGAATGGCGGGAGAAAAGAAAAAAGATGAAAAGGAACAAGAAAGCCCAAACGCCAAACCACCGGACGCAAAAAGCGAGAATTCTTAAATCTCGAAGATGAATTCGGAATTGCGGTCGGTGAGATTGGATTAAAACCTTGCGAATTTTATCAAATGACGTACGCGGAATTTATAGCAACGGTAAACGCCAGGCGAAAAAGAGAACGGCAGGAATACAATGCAAAAATAACAAGATCGTGGGCGCTTGCTACATTCATTCGCCCACCGAAGGATAAAACAATCTACCTTAGAGATTATCTCATAAGCGAGGAACCAGAACATAAAAAAGAAGTAAGCCCTGCAGCAACGCTGGCATATTTCAAGGGGTTGGTCGCTGCGCTCGGCGGTGAGGTTGTGGTGAAAAAATAATGACGTCAAGAAATAATTTTGAAGTCGAAGGGCTTAAAGAATTTATAAAATCAATCAACTCTGCGGAAGGTACGGCGCGACTAAAGATAAAAAATGCCGTTGACGCAGGCGGCGATTTGCTTCTTGCCGCAACTAAGGCAAAATGCGGCAGCCAAAGGATAAGAAGCAGCTTGTTTCTAAAACGAGAAGCGCCATCTGGCGGCAGATATACTATTTCAAATATTTTAACCTGGGGCGATGATGTACGCGATTTTGCCGCCCCATATGAACTTGGACATAACCTTGTTGCATGGGGAAAACCAACAGCACGCTATATCCAGCCCCGGCCGTTTTTGCGGCCTGCGGCAGATGAAAACGCAGATAAAATATTTTGGCTTATTGAAAATGCGATTGACGATATTGTGAAAGGGCTTGGTGGATAAATGAGCAATACATTAAGAAGCTTATTAATAAAGGTGGGCGTTGACCTTTCGCAATATACAACTTCTATCAATGATCTTAAAAAGCAGCAGACTGAAGTTGAAAACAAATTTCGCACCGGCGCAAACGCTATGGAAAACTGGCAAAGCACCAGCGCGGGGTTGTCTTTAAAAGTCGGCGCTCTCAATGATAAGATCGGCATACAAAAAAGAATACTGAATGAACTTCAGCTTGAGATGAAAGCCGTTGCCGATGCCGGATATAAAGAAAGCGACGCATATACCACGTTGCAAAAGCAGTATAACACGCAATCCGGGCAGCTTGACAGATACCAAAAAGAATTAAATACCACGCAGAAAGAGTTATATGAAACAGCAGTAGCCGAAGGCAAAACCGGCGCCGAAGCTACCGCTATGGGTGGAAAAATAAAGGCGGCAGCAAGCAGCACCAGCAGCATGAAATCGCAAATAAAAAATTTTGCATCATCGTCTTTATTGCAGTTTGCATCTATCACCGGCGCGGTGGCGTTGGCAAAAGATGCTTTTCAGGCGCTTGCAAAACTTATATCGGATTCTGCGCAATGGGCTGACGATTTAACCACACTGGCCCGCAAAACAGATATAAGCACAAAAGCACTCCAAGGCATGCAATACGCATCATATTTTGTTGACGTTGATATGAACACTATGACCAGCTCCATGGCAAAGTTCACAAAATCTATGGGTATAGCGGCAGACGGAAATAAAGACCTTCAAAAAGTATTTAAAGACCAGCTCGGCATTGATATTGAAGTAAACGGCAAGCTGCGCGACAGGAACGATGTATTTGCTGAGGCTATTGACGCGCTCGGCACTATGACGAACGCCACAGAACGCGACGTGCTTGCCCAAAAACTATTTGGAAAATCTGCGGCAGATTTAAACCCGTTAATTACAGCCGGAGGCGGCGCTCTCAAAAAATACGCCAAAGAAGCGCAGGACATGGGCGTTATCGTTGATCGCGGCAGCGTGGCTGTTCTCTCGCGGCTCCAGAACGAATTCGATAAAACGCAGTCCGTAGCAGATGCGACAGGCAGGCGATTCGCCGCTTCTATGGCTCCGGTGTCGCAGTTCTTCGACAATATATGGCGCGATACATTAAAATCTATTGATCCAACAAATAACTACACAACAGCAATATATAACACAGCTATAGCCAATGGTGCATCGGCAGATGAAGCGCAAAAACTTGTGGATAGGCAAAACCTTGCGCAGGAAGCGTTATATGTTACTGGCAGTAGCGTTGATGTCTACAAAGCAAAGCTCGCGGAACTTACAACATTCTATACAGAACAGGGCATACCCGTTGCAGAAGCTGATTTATTGGCACTAAACAACCTTGCAGATGGTTATGATCTGGCGGCGCTTAAAACGCAAGAGGTAATGACAAAACAAGAAGAGCTTGCTGACGCTACGCAAATCGCGCTTGATGAATATAACAAGGCATCAGACGATTTAAAAAAAGCCATTGAAGATACGACTAAAAAATATCTCGGACAGATGGGCGGCATCTTTGATAAGTTTGAAATCAAATTGGACACATCTAAAAAAAGCCTGAAAAAGATTAAAGATGAGATCATCGGAAACCTTGAAGATCAGGTAGAGGGCTTTCAAACGTGGAGTACAGAGATCGGAAAGCTTTCAAAACGCGGCGTTGATGATGGCATGGTGGCAGAACTGCGGCAGCTTGGCGTAAAAGCCCTTCCGCAAATTCAGGCCATGAATACCATGACAGACAAAGAGCTTACCAAAACTGTTGGGCTGTATCGTGATAAAAACCGCCTCGCAAAGGAAGAGGCTGTAAAAGAACTCGAGCCCATGAAAAAAGAGGTCGTAACGAAGCTTAAAGCGGTTGAGGATGCAATATCCGCGCAGGATAAGCAATGGAAAGAAGCGGGCGCAGACCTCGCAACGGCACTCGCTAACGGTATAGATCAAAACACTTGGAAGATCAAAAAAGAAGCTATAGAAGCCGCAAAAGCAGCATTTCAGGGCGCAAAGGATTGGCTTGGCCAAAAATCGCCTACAGGAAAATTCCGTGATGAAATTGGCAAAAACATACCGCTTGCGGTGGCGCTAGGTATTAGCGAAAACACAAAAGCTGCAATGAACGCATCAAAGACAATGGCGGGCAGCGTGTACGGGGCGTTTGACGGAAGTATGTCGCTTCCTATGCCGTCATATGCGGCAACGATAAGCCCGGCGATTATATCTGAAAGCCCGTCAATCAAAAGCAGCAGCTATAAAGTATCAAGCGGATCTGGCGCGGCGCGGGCAGTGCGCAGCGCGGTTATTCCGTTGTATATCAATGGTAAAGAATTCGCAAAGGCGACTGTAGACGATATCGACGCGGCGCAGTCTGCTAAAGCCACAAAAATAACAAGGGCGGGAGGTTGATATAATGGCAGGAGTTATGACATTTAATAGCATAACGTCAACCTCTATGCACTTGGAGCGCTGCACGCCGCTCATACCGTTGCTGCCGGAAAGAAGCGCATCAAGGATAGTTATACCGGGGCGCGATGGATCTGTTGACTTCAATCGCGATAGCTATCTGCCGCGCATTATTCCGGTAGACTGCCTACTCTCGGCATCCAGCGAAGCAACGATCAGATCATATTTGAATGATATTGCAATCTGGCTGACAGGCCGCGGTAAACTTATATTCGATCTGGATAGCGCAAAGCAATGGTATGCAAAGGTTTATTCGGGCATTGAAATATCGCATTATCCTCTGGCGCGGCAATTTAACGTTATGTTTGAATGCCAACCATACGCAGAAGACGTCACTGAAACTACAGACGCTACAGTAGATACTGAGCAAGACTACGGCAGCGATATAATATTTTATCCCGTTATAACCGTAAACATTACGGCAAACACGGCAACGCTGCTTGTTACCTTGCTTTCTACCGGCGAATATATATTAATCACAGACAGCTTTGTAAATGGCGATGAAGTAATAATCAACATGTCCACTGGTAAGGTTACGAAAAACGCCGCGGGATGCATGGACAAGGTTAATATTTTAAGTACGTTTTTCGGCGTGCCTCCAGGAGATCAAACAATAACAGTAACCGCAGACAGTACGTATACAGCGGTTATGGCCTATAGAAAGCGGTATTTATATGCTTGATCAAATAATGATACTAGACAGCGGCGAAAACCTTGCCGCTGTTTTTAGTAATACCATTCCGGAAGCTTGCGCGATCATTGAGCAGCGGGAACAAAAAGAAATGATGGCAGGTGGGATTTACAGCGATATTTGCCTGCTTACTATACCGGCAGACCATATTGACGCGCAACATATCGTAAACGGGAATTACATCGTTTTCGAGGATGCAGACGGGTATTACCAGGAATATAAAATAATCGACACATCCAGAGAGGACGCGCAAGCAGAAAGCCGCATTGTTGCGACTTGCGAGCACGCCTTTTATGAGCTTTATGGAGAAGCAATAGACGATATAAGACCAACGGAAACAACGGCGTCTTTGGCGGTAATTCAGGCTCTTGACGGTACGCGCTGGGAGATAGGGACCGGCGCAGACCTTGGGAATAACAGCACGCGTATATACAAAACCAAGGTGCTGAATGCGCTTTCGCAGATTGCTACAGTCTGGGGCGGGGAGCTTCGTTTTTACATTGAAGTTATCGCTGGCGTTATCGTATCACGCAAGGTTGATATTCTCGCATCCATTGGAAACGTCACAGGCAAGCGCTTTGAATTCCGTAAAGACCTCGTAAGCATTCGGTATAACGAAAACATGCAAAACCTCGCAACGGCACTCATAGGGCGCGGTAAGGGCGTAGAGGTATACGGCGGTACTGAAACAACAGACCCGGCATACGGCAGGCGGCTTGAATTTGACGAGATTGTATGGACGGTAGCGGGCGGAGATCCTGCTGATAAGCCGTATGGGCAAAACTGGATTGGTGACGATACAGCTGCGGCAGCTTACGGGCCGGGCGGCAGGCATATTAAAGACTTCATCGAGCTTGACGATTGCACAGACGCCGAAGAACTTTTACAACTCACATATGACAAGCTACAGGAGCGTAAGGCTCCGCTATGCACCTATGAAATGGCGGTAATAACGCTTGAGGAACTGTCTGGTTATGAGCATGAGGCCGTAAGGCTGGGCGATACGGTGAATGTTATCAACGCCGCAGCATCACCGGCCATCACCGGCACGGCGCGGGTAATAAAGATTGATAAAAACCTTATTAATCCTGCCGATTGCGCGGTTACACTGGGTAATTATATTCCTTCTATGGTAAATACCCTGGTTAAAACTCAGGCAAAGCAATCCGCATTGACGGCGCGGTCTGGCGTTTGGGACAGGGCAAACGCCATTGAAGCATATACCGGCACGCTTGGCGAACTTGAACATAGAATTGACCTGTTGAAAACACAATTATTTTCCACGGTTACGGGCTTTTCTACGGATGAGAACGGCAATTTTCTTTTTGAAAATGCAGACCAAACAGCGGCAGTAAAGATAGGCGGCGGTATTCTCGCACTTGCAAGCACCAAAACCAGCGGGGAATATGATTGGCGTACCTTTGTCACCGGCAGCGGAGCCACAGCAGATGAAATACTTACCGGAACACTGAACGCAGCTATTGTATTCGCGGGCATATTGCAAGCGGCAAGCGGCACTTTTGCGGATCTGGTGGCGGGTATAGCAAACGCCCAACGTATGCACTTTGGTACAGACGAATTTAACGATCCGTTTTTAGATTTTTACGACAATCTGAATACAAAAAATCTAAGGCTGCATAAGCACGGGTATAATGTCGGCAGCACTTCGACGATAAAATTTGAAGTCGGAGACCTTTACGGAATAGGTACTTTTATTGAGTGAGGTAATTACATGTCATTAATGACGATAAGGGCAACAAAGGACGTTTCTACTAATCAAGCGTCACCGTCAACTAACTTTAACAGCACAAGCCGCGTTATAGTTGGCAAGTTTGCTTCTGGAAGCAATATTTCGCGCCCGTTTTTGTATTTTGATTTAAGCGCGCTTACTGGACTGACAATTAACAGCATAAAATTATATCTTTATAACGAAGCAAGCGGCAGCAGTTCCGGCACGCTTACTTTTGATCTTTACCGTGTTATTGAAACATGGAGTGAAACAACGCTTACATGGACAAGCTCGCCAGATTCAGAGGCGACGCCAACGATAACAGGGCTGACAGCAGCGTATAGTTCATCTAACGTATGGCGCAATTGGACTATTACGTCTTTAATAACCGAATGCTTAAGCAACACGTATTACGGCATTAAAATGCGTTCTCAGGATGAAGCAACGGAAAACGGCAAGTATTTTTATGCACGCGAATTGGGAGATGGCACAGCGCCTTATTTGCTGGTTGATTATGTAGGAACGCCGGAGCCCACAGCGCCAACGGTAACAACGCCATCGCCCATCACCACGGCAAGCAAAACATTCGATTGGTCAGATGCAAGCGACGCAGGCGGCATATTCACTGCATCACAGCTTTATTATGAAATGCAAATATCTCTAGATAATGGAGCTTCATGGGGCGCAACGCAGACCAGCAGCCAGGGCGTATCTTCAAAAACGCTGGATATGAAAAGCTATTTAAGCCTGCAAACATTACAATATTACAATAATACCCAAGTTAAGATTAGGGTGCGCACAAAAACACCGGCGTATGAGGGAACTACTTATTATTCGGCGTATGTTACATCGTCGGCATTTACAATCGATTACCGCATCACGCCGTCAGCGCCTACGATAATTAGCTTTGCAGCAAGCCTATACGAGGGCGAAACGCAGACGTTCACACTCGGCCGGCCGACGTCTTATAACACGCATACATCATCTGGCTCTGTAAATTCTCTGACATATGAAGTTGCGTTTCCGAGCGGGCCATCCCTGGTAAACGGGGATTCGGCAGTTACAAACGCAACAAAAGCACTTTCGTATGTTGTTGGAAACTTGACCACGCCAAGGGTCGATTTAGCCACTGCTATAAAAGCGCGCTGCTGGAATATTGACAATCTGGAAGTATTATATGGAGCGTACAGCGCCGAACAGAATTTTACAATAAAACGTTTCCGCGCTCCGATTATCAATATTTCTGAAATTGACCGCAGCGAAACTGAAGCCGTAATACATATCGAGATACAGGATACCGGCTATGGCGCGACGCAGTCGAGTGACCAAATAAATAAAGTGCAATACGACATAGGCGGCGGGTATGCTGATGCTTCACTGGGCGCGTGGGACGGCCTTAAAAACAGCTTTACAATAACGGGGCTGTCTGCATCGAATAGATACTCGGTAAACGTTAAGGCAATCAACAACGCGCCGGATGATACAGCGCTTTCAAGTAAAACAAGCTCGGCATACAGCGCTACAATTGTAGAGTTTACCCCAGCGTGGATGGCGTTCAAAAACAGCGTTTCTGGTGTTTCCGGCTCTGCGCAAAAGTCTTTGATCGTTGGTGACGATTATACGGTGCCCGTCGAAGAAGGGTGTGCTGTTGTTCAAAATGATCTTGACGTTGGCGGAAATATTACGGCTAGTAATTTCACGCCAGTTGTAGCTTGCCGCGCTTATATGTCAGCATCGCAGGAAAATCTTGTGTCGGGGACATGGACAACGGTGCTCTTGGACGCTACGGATTACGATACGCATAATGGTTTTTCAGCAGCTAACCACAGATATACGTTTCCCGAAAGCGGATATTATTTAATAAATGCCAACCTTCGATTTACAAATCTTGTGGCAGATAAGCCGTATGGCGCAGCTTTTAATAAAAACGTGGGTGAAGCAAGCGTAATATCGATAAGCGGATCGTATGGCGTATGCTCGTATGCATTGGCTACGCCGCAATTTTCCGTTCCGCTTAGTACGATATATTACTTTTCGGCTGGCGAAACAATTACACTAAGCGCTGTTTCGCAAGCCGGAGTTAATACAGTAGACTTATATGCGATAACAAGCACACATACTTACTGCTACATGGAAATTCTCAAGATCAGATAATAAGCAAAACAAAACGCGGGGGTATACAAAAGATGGATATTGGTGAAATGGCATCGTATCTGGTAATGGGGTTAGTTGTTATAGAGCGGATAGTCAACAGAAAGCCGAATAAGGCCCTGGGAGAAGTTCAGCAAGATATACAGAAAATAAAGGTTACACTCGAAATGCGAAAAGAGGAAAACAGCATTACGCTGGATGCCTCCGAAGCGGCCATAGACGCCGCTATCTCTTTGGGGCAAAACGGCCCGTGCCATGACGCAAAAAAGCGTATTACAAAATACCGCAAAGAATGCCTAGAGCACCGCTTATAGGCGTTTTTATAATAATCAAATGGAGGTCTTATATTTATGAAAAAGGTTTTATTACTTCTCTTAATCATGATGGTGCTTTTCGTCATGGTTGTTCCCTTGGTTGCATACGCAGCGGATGCCATTCCACCTGCGGATCCCGCCAGCGTTATACAGGTGTTAAAAGACTACCTGCCGCTGCTGGCTGTACTGTTGTTTTTTCTGGGCCAGGCACTTAAAAAAATACCTAACTTCGCGGTCTGGCTATTACCGTTTGTTATGGCTGGAATTGGATTGCTTTTCGGGTTGGTCATTGGCATGTTGGGAGGCGGTACCGCCTTAGATGTTGTATTGGCTACGGTAGAGGGTATTGTGGCAGGGTTGGCTTCCACGGGTATAAATGAAGCAAAGAAGCAGGCGGTAAGTGATAGTTATGACGATGCCGCAGGGGAAGGTTAAAGGAGGTGATCCAGTGTTTGTATCTAAAGAAGATGTATTGCTTAGGGTGCGAAAATACAACGCGGTCAACGGTAGAACGGTAAAAGCGGCGGAAAAGGTATTCGCCAAAGCAGAGGCGGGAGAATATGCGGCGGGAACAAATCTTGTGGTCGAATTTGTGAAAGAGTTCGTGAAACTGCCTTACGGCGACGGCGGCATGGCACTGGATAAAAAGGCCGACTGTTCGCAGTTCTGGATCAACGTGCTGTATTACTGGTTTGGGATAAAAGATATCGGCAGCTATACCGAAGCGTTGTACGCAGCGGCCCGCGGAAAGCATATCGCAGAAAAAGACATCAAACCTTTGTGCGTGACACTGTACAAGCTTTCAAACCGCAATAAACACGCCACGCACGCCGCGGGATACCTGGGCGGCGGACTAATGGGCGACACACGATCCAGGCTCAATCCTTTCCAGATCCGCTCGTTCAACTGGAAGAAGGACAAGATCACGGCGATCGTGGACTTTTTGACCGACGAACAGAGAGCCAGTGTTATTGTTCAGCCAGATACAGAGCCTTCGACTCCGCCCATGGAGCCTGTGGTGACGTATCCCAAATATAAATACAGCGGGGGCGGGTTGAACATCCGGGCAAAGGCCAGCACTATTACCGGCAAGAAAATCGGCTTTATCAGAACAGGATATACCGTTGAAAAGCTGGGAGAGAAAAAGGGCTGGTGGAATGTCAAGCTTGGCGGCATCACCGGCTGGTGCAAGCCGAATACCAAATACTTCAAGATCATATCGTTTTAA